ATTTCCATTTTGGTCTACAATAAGTGTTGATTGTAAATAATCATTAGCATCACTTCTTAAAAACGAAGAACTATTGATACCATCTAAAAGATTTGCATCTGCTGCTTTACCACTTGTTGAAAGTTTACCTGCAAGTAAAGAATTGACTTCACTCTCAGTATAGTATCTATCATCGTGTGTATGTCCTGAAAGAGAAACTGAAGTCCCACCGACAGTGACATTACCTGCAACTGCAAGTGTTGATGTAGAACCTGTAAATGTAATGTCATTATCACTGTAAAAGTTTCTATCTGCAACACGAACAACTACAGGATAAGTACCATTAAATGAAGTTCCACCTTGTTGTACATATCTACCATCTGATTCACTTTCGGTATAATATCTGTCATCGTGAGTGTGTGATGATGGTGCGAAGGTTGAAGGCTTACCTGTTATTCCAGTCCAAGGAACGCTGTCAGCATTAGGGTGATAGCCATCGTGGAATACTTTGTTTCCATTGTAAGTAAGTTTTGAATTATCTGTGCCACCGCCAGATGTTGATGTTACTTGCAATGTGTTTTGTCCTGCCATCAACTTCAAATATTCAGTATTTGAACTGTCATCATCATCGGCTCTTATTTCCATACTACACCTAAGTTTAAATATCTGGTTGTTCCATCACCATAAATAAGGTTGCTACCCATTGTCAAGTTTCCACTCATCGTGTCGCCAGCTTTAGCAACATAACTTGCAAAACGGGCATCATTGTTATTGATGACTCCAAACTTAGCGACTGAGTTAACCCAACCTGTTAGAACAATCCAATCACCAACTTCTAATGTGATAGAGCCACTACTGTGTTGGACACCATCGTCCCAACCTGCTTCATCACTAAACTCACCGTCTACTTGACTTGAAAACACACCAGCTGTTGAGACGATCCAGTAATTTCCTGTTTCACCTTCTGTTAAACTATAGCCTTGAGCTAAGTCTGAAACATTGTAAGGAGCTGCGAGTGTTCCTTCGAAAGTAAGACCCGAACCCCCACCTGTTACAGTTTGCCAAGTTCCATCACCACGCAAATATTGAGTTGTGCTACTGTTTAAATCAATCGCTGCAACCGTTCCTGCATCTGTAATGTCAGATAAAGTGTGGTCGTGTGCAGTAGGGGTAAAAGTAGAGGGTTTGTTATTAACTTGAGCCCAATCTGTAGTAGGGTACAACTCTTCAGTTGTTCCGGCATTATTTCGTTTTAATGTAATATTTCGATTCGCCATTTGTATCCCTCCTATCTGTTAGGCATCTACATCAATTACAATATCTCCGTGTAACCAACCTGTAGTGTCGTCATAAAATACTTTTGGTGCGTCTACCCAAGTAGGGGCCGCGCCTGATCCAGCTGAGAATAAAGCTTGTCTTGAAACTGTACCCGAACCCGCTGTTCCTGATGCAGTTGGAGCATAGAAACCTGGACTTGTTGTTGCTGTGCCGTTAAGTGTAATTGTTGGAATTGTTCCAGTAAAACCTATTGTCATTGTGTCTGTACTGGATAAATCTAATCCAATATTTGTTCCTGCACTAAATCTAACAGAGTCTGTTCCTGAACCAGAGCCTCCTGCTGTTAAATCAATTTCAATATCTCCTTGAGAATCTCCCTCAACCATTGAAATTGAGTAAGTTGTGTCATTATCTGTTGTTACATAACTTGTTAACACACTTGCTAAACTTGCAGGAGTCACTGCGCGTTCTGTGTCTGTTCCTGTGGTTGTTTCTGCGTTTGTTGCTAACTCTACAATACCTGCTATACTTGTTGTTGCTTTTTCATAAGTGTTGTTAACCACTGAGAAAGTAAGGATGTAAGGTTGTAACTCTGTACCGTCTCCGTCGTTGATCGATGTACAAACAATCCAGTCTCCTACTTCTACAGCACCTGTACTTGTTGAATTTGCGCCTGTTTGTCCTGCATCGTCATTATCGAAACTGTATTGGAAATATTCTCCACCTTGGCCCACAATACTTGTTGTTTCTTCATCGATTTCACCAGCTGCAGACACTACCCAGTAATAACCTTTAATATTTCTATTAGCTGAACTTGCAAATTGTAAAGCTCCTTCTAAACTTGTTGCAAAACCATTACCACTTGCATCAATTGTATCATAGAATAACAAACTATCAAATACTGCATCTGGTAAATATTCAACTTTTATTTTGTTGCCTGAGAAGACGGCTGTTTGACCGTCACCTGTAAATAATTGGTCTACCGTTGTGGTAGGGTAGAGGACTTCTGTATCCCCTGCGTTGTTACGCTTGAGCGTAATTTTTCTATCTGCCATTAGTCATTACCTCCTAATTTTTCGTTTAACAATTTATCATTTTGATTGATAACTGTTAGCGCAGCATTCATTAAAGTTAATGCGTTTTTATTTGCTGCTAAGAATTCATTTGCGAGTTGTACTGTTTTTTCAGCATCTGCTAAAGCGTTGTTTAACATTTTATCTACTTCTTCTTTCGAGACCATTGATGCTTTTTGATTTAACTCACTTCTTGTTTTTTGTAATTCATTGTTAATTCTAATAATTTCTTGATCTTTAACTTCGACTGCTTGTGCCAAATGTTTTTGTTCATTCAGCTTTTGAATCAACTCTGCCTTTGTTAATTTATCGTAATCCATTATAACCCTCCTTCCGGACTTGTATCAAACCATAAATCTCCGTCTAAGAAAACTTCTGGTTCTGTATTTTGTAAAAATGTCTGGATACCGCCTGTACCCTCTAAAATTGTTGGTCTCACAAACATTGATCCTGTAAAAGTTTGGTTCACATTTTGATTCACTTCAACGACTGCTGCTGCACGAATTTGTGCTTTACCGCGTTCTGGTTTGGTTGTTGTCCAACCTCCATTTGTTGAGTCGAACCACAAGACATCTCCCGGTGCATAAGTTTCTGCGGGTAAATCTACATTATGTAAATGACCAAACTCGATTACATATCCAAATTCTCCTTGTAGCATATTTTGAGCCGCAACCCCTATAAAGTATTCTGGGTTTAAGTTTAGTGCTGTTGTCGATGCTTTCTGGATTCTAAAGTGGTTTCCTTCAACACCTGCGAACATCACTGGATCCCCAATAACGATATCTTGTTGGTAGGCTTTTGCATAAAAGTATTGTTGCTGACCTAAATGTAGATGTACATCATCGTTAAGTTTTATACTTAGTGTTCCATTTACCAAGTCTGGTTCAACTTCAAAGTCTCCAATTTTAACTGTGTCATACTCTGGATCTTTGTTTGTCAGTGTCTGTAGTAAAGATATTTCTTGTACTTGTAACCAACCGAGTTCTTGTTTCTGGTAAAGTTTTAATCCATCATCTTCGTAAAGAAATGCGTAAGTACCATCAATTGCAACTTCTTCGTTGAGTTCCTCTATTGTGTATTTGACAATAACATCTGAACTACCTGAGATGACTGTATCCATATCTTTCTTTAGCGCATTAGCTGCTGCCTTTAATACGGATACAATCTGGTTAATATCTTGGCCGTATAGAATGTCACCATCTTGTTTAAACTGATCAGGTAATACTTGGTCAGTAATAATTTTGTTAGCCATTAGATATCACCTCTCACTTTACCTAACTTGAACAGATAGCCAATATTACTTATTCCAAAGTAGTTTGTCGATTCTTGTTCAATAATAAGCATAATATTTTTTCCTTTTCCACCAACAACAACTTTGTGTTGATTGGTATCGCTTGCACCAACTTGGTGATCACCTACTACAAAACTTCCGAGAGAAGTTGATTCTGACTCTAAGGTAAATTCGTAATTGATAATACCATCGCCGTCTCTGAACACATTAAAGTTGTAAGGAGAAGCATAATCGTAACCATCAATTTTGATTGTTAGATATAATGGCATTGTTTCACCGGTTGTTGTCTTCATAAATATATTTTTAAATTTTTTCTCGTGTGTCGCATAACCAAATGAGAACGCTGGTAATTTAAGTCTTGTTCTATATGTTGCATCGATCTCATCTTGTTCTGTGTATGCTGTGTAAGTTGGCAAGAAGTCTGTGAATGTTTCATCATAAATCCAGAATCTTCTATCTTTAATTGCGTATAACTTTCCTGCAACATCGAATATATGTTCTGGTTTTTGTGCGTATGTGTCAACCACAAATGGACTTCCACTTGTTCCTAAATTGACATTGTAGTAATATCTTAATGCGTCGTATTCAGAACCATTTTTTATAAACAATATATATTGCTCATCATATAAAATTGATTCATAGTCTGATACTGCACCAGGTAATACGCCAACGATACGCTTGTCAATTTTGTCCACATTCTCTAAACCATCTAAATAGAAATTTTGTTTAATTCTGTATAAACCGTCTCTAGACATAAACACTAATGTGTTATTGAAAGGTCTTACACTCTTTGGAGCGATACAGCCAATACTGTCATTTAATATTTGGAAGCTAATGTTTCCCTGGTCTAGATTTCCTCTCATTTTCCAGATTGTATTTCTTGTGAAAATAATGTAAGATCCTCTAAAGTAATTGATACTTGTGATCTCATCGTCACTGGATAATGATAGATTGAAGTAAGTGTTTGATGGAAAATAGTTAAATCTTCTAAAATCACTAAACCATATTGTGTTACCACCGTAGGCAACAAGTCTTCCATCTATTTCTAAGATCCTTGCATTGTCAAAGCTGATACCTCTTACAGGTGCTGTGACTGAATCTATGACGGGATACTCAACATTTCTACTAATAACAGTGTCTGACTCCGATATATAGAAATCAAAGTCTGTGAAGCCAACTTGAGTGTTGCCGTTATATTTATAATATTTTGTAATATCCGCTACTACTTGTCTATCGTTGATAGAGTATATTTCTCCAGAATCTTCATCTTCTGAGATTGTTAACTTAGGAATAACTTTACTAATTGTTGAAACTTGTAATACTGCATTGTCTACAATATCAGCTTCCTGTGTGTAATAATCTTCGTGAGTAATTGTGCCAATCAATTCATCTGAAGTGTCATTTATTGAGAAGTATTTATCAGCTAAAACACTTTGTTGACCACCTTCTTGGTCAAAAATTCTAAGACGAATGATTGTGTCTGCTCTTAAAATATAGCCATATTCTTTTTGATTAAAAAACGCATTAACTGTATCTGTGTAATCCACAAGATCTGTTTCATTTTCTAATACCACTATAGAAGGTCTATATTGCTTAGTTGTAGCATTGTAAGTTGCTTCATTTGAGCTTTCAATTGTTCTGTTAACCATTTTATATATCTTGTTGTCGTCTTTGTAAACATAAAGATCATTGACATCTAGGTCTACACGGCTAAAGTTGTGAAGGAGTGTTGTATCAGGTCGATACACAACCATCTCTCTATCAATAAAATTATAACTTGTTGCGTTTCTTTCTTTTAATAAATGATATACATCGTGTACACCTTGTTCTCTTACTGTTGTTTGAATTGTTTCTGTTGATATTAAATAATAATCTTTAGAAAAGAATTCTGCTAGTGCAATCTCTGAACTAAATTGTCTGACTGGAATGATTGCTTCTTCTTCTTTAATCAGATCAACATTAACTGTAATTGTATTGATTTCGTCTGGTAAGTTTTCTAAATCTAGTTTGATTCGATAACTCGCGATTGCATCATCTAAAAAAGTCTGAGAATCGCTGTAAGGATCAAATCCTGCAAGATAAGGAATACTTGTTCTGTTTCCGAAAGCGTCTTCAGAAAAGAAATCAAATTCGAAACTATTGATGTCAATACCTGATCCACTAAATAGTACATTTAATCTAAAGTCCCCATCTTTTGGTATTGAGAAATCTTCGTATAAATCATTGTTTACCGGGTCTGTGATATAAATACCGTGTAATGCTCTGATTGATGTATGGTTCTTAACAAAATCTTTCGGTGGGTTGTACAACATATTATAACCACCCAGAGTATTCGTTTCTGATAAATCAATCGGAGAAGGTTTATACAAATTATCTAGATTTGTTGCACTTATGATTTTAGTTTCGTAAGTATCAAGTTCTACTTCATCGATCTGTAACAATCCATTTAAAGAAGGACTGAGTTGGTCTAAGAGTAGGTAATGTTTCCCTAAGAATGATACGATATCAATATTTGTAATGTTTTGCTCAGCTGGTATAACCGCGGGTAATGTAATCAGATTACTTACACCTGAGTTAGATGAGAAAATACCACCGTCATACTCGTTTGTTATAAAATCTGTAAATCCGCCATCTTCTCCACCGTTTAAGATAGATGAAAAATCTGTTACGGTTGAAGTAAAGGCCCCACCACTGATAATTGATGTCGCTTCATCATTAATAAACTGAATAATATCTATTTTAAAATCACGAGCGCCCAATTCGTCTGCATCACCTGCAGCATAGCCAATAATCAATGTAAATGTGTATGCTCTTGTTCTTATAAAGTTTCTAAACTCTGTCCAGCTTTCGAATTCCTCAATGTATTTTGATATGTTCCCTTCGTTTTTAATTACTTTGATAAAATAAATATCACCATCTGGTAGGTATGTAGGAGAAAGCTCTGCTAACCAGTTATTTAATATTTCTGAGTAACCAAACCCTTTTCTTTTGACAAGTGATCCGGATCCTGATAAGTGCATATTCAATACTTCTCTCGCCTCAATCGTTGATATCACATCATCTGCTGATAATGTGTTCATACCTCCAATTAAATTGTTCACCACAAAGTATTGTTTAGTCTCAGGATTACCTCTATGTGGTTGGTAAGGCATTTACTAGTCTCCTAAAATTCCGCTTTTTTCTGTTGATGTAGACTTGGAAGAAAACCAACCTACATTATTTGAACCAATGACACCCATTGATTTCACACCAGTACCGCCTTCTACTTTGTAGAAAGCAACATTTTGTAAGTCGTCAGTGTAAACTGCAGCGACTGTGCCTGAGGTGGTGTCCCAAGCATTTGGTAAGAAACTTTCCGATGGATCTTCTGTTCCAGTTTTGAACTCTAAACGGTTTGGTGCATTCTTAAACTCAAGCTCGCTAGATTCCATCCAATAGAATAAGTATCTAGGTTTGATTGCTTTTGATTTAATTCTTCTCATTTCAGCCAAATTAATTTGGTATCTTTGGAAAAACGCTGCACTTGCTTCATTTAAACTTCCGTCGTTTGTTTTAATTAAATAACAGACATATGGAATTACTGTTGATCTGATCCATTCTTCGGATAAAGCAATGTAATCGTCATTAGCGGTTTCAGTAGTGATATAAGGTAGCTTAGCAGAAATTGCGACATTGATATTAGATATCGCTTCATTAAAGTACTCTCTTACAAAAATTGTGCTGAAATTTTCGTCTGTTATGTTATTTGCTATTGTTGTTATATCTGTTAAAAGCATTATATCACCTCAAATATGAAAATAAGGGACTTTTCAGTCCCTCATCTTAAAGCTTTACATCCTGATTAACGGGACTTACCGAGACAGAGATCTCGTCTAATTTTCTATTTAATAACTCTGCAATCGATTGTGGAAACTCTTGATAAGATCCATCAAAGTAGATTGTTACAGAGTAACCGTTAATTAAGAATGTGTAATAGTCTCCCAATGTTTTTTGGAAAACTTTCGCACCGTGAACTTTAACTAAAGGTTCTCTCTTTAGCTTTTGAATAAAAGTCTGTGCTTCTTTTTGTAATTCTCCCTTAAGTGCTGAATCACTCTTTGGTGAAACAGTTTGTTTAGCAGTTTTTGTTTCCGCCATTTTTATCACTCTTTCCTTGTAGTTTTTGTGAGGGTGTTAATGCACACCCTCGGAAGCACTAATGATCTAATTAAGCTTGAGCAGCTGTGTCTTCCCAACCGTTAGAATCAGTTAATGATACGCCAGTTAGTAAGTCAAATGCTGAACGGCTGTAAAGTTTGACAATTGTTACAGGGTCAATAACTTTTGCTCCAGTCCACATTTTGTAACCGAAAGTTGCTCTTTGTCCTAGTGGGTCATCCTTAGTAGCTTCGAATCCAGTCATTTTGAATTCAACATTTCCGCCACCTAAGCTTGAAACCACATATGGTTCGTATCCTAAGAAGTATGAAGTGTAGACTGTGAAGTCTTCAACTGCTACATAAGATGCTACTGCATCTAACGCGCCGCCTACATATTGGAATACGCCTGCGCCTAAGAAATTTGTAATTGCTTCTGCAACTGAGAATAAATCTCCAATGTTTGCTGAATCAGGAGCTGCTGTGATTGCAGTAGCTTCTGCAGATACATCAATGATTTGATCTTCTGCGATTAGTGTGTCAATAACATACATTCCGTAGAACATATAAGATTGTAATGTACCCATTTTGATAACTGCGTTTTCTTGTCCTGGAACGAGAATACGGTCTTTGAGATCTTGGTCATCAAGTAAGTCTTCCATTACTGCTGGGTGTAATACTGCAACTGGTTTTAAACCGAAAGCAGTGTGTCCTTTTCTTTTGTGTACTCTCATTGATAAAGCAACTTTACGAAGCTCTCTCATTGATAATACATTTGTTGCTACTAGGTTTTCTGGAGCTGTTGCAACACCACCAATGAAGTATTCAGAAGCGTCTGCGAATTTTGCTAAGATTGCTCTTTCACGAACTTCTGCTGCGTGACGCGCTAATTCTGGTTGGTAGATTGATTTGATGTCGTCCATATGAATGTCTTGTACACGGTCAGTAATTTCGATCCAAGCACCATATTGGTCAACGGATACATCTACTCTGTGTGCTTCAACTTGTAACGGACGGTTTGCAACGCCTTCTACTAGTCTTTCGTCATTTGCTGCGCCAGCTGTTGGTGCAGTTCCTGATAATGTACGAACTGGTAATGAGTTGTAACGACGCATTGTAATAGTTGTCGTACCTTCATTTTTTGGAATAACTACATCTTTACCTAAGTTTGTGAAAACGAAGTTAGATGCTTCTAATTTAATAATTTCTAATAATCTATCGCTAAAATACTCATCTACTTTAATGTCATTTTGTTGAGCTGTAGCTAATTTGTTTGCATATGTATTTAATGCCATAAGTCAAGTCACCTCTTGTGATTTTTATTTTAAATGTGGGAAGTTCTTTTTCCTATAGGCTTCTATTTCTTTTTCTAATGCTTCTTTTGAGAAAGGACTGTTATTTTTCGGGCTTGTTCTTTTACCCTGTATTTTGTCTTCTTGAAACTCATCTTTTGATTGTTGTTTCTTGATCAACGATTGTCTCTCTTTTTCGAGAATGATCGGAGTTGCATATCCTCTCACTGCATTTGAAATAGCAGCAGGTGGTAATACTAATAGCTGTTCCCAAGTCACGCCATCAGCACCCATATTGTTGACAAGAGTATCCGCTTCTTCTGTGGTTAATTTTAATTCTGCAACAATTGAGTCGATTTGTTTCACAACAGTTTGTTGTTTTGTTTTTTGTTCGAGTTCGTTCTTTTCGTACTCTAACTTTTCTAATCGTTTCTTTTGTTCTTCAATTTGTTTTAACACATCAGCAGGTACGCCTCTTGTTTCTGCTTCTTTTTTAAGTTGTTGGCTTCTCCACTCTTCTAAGAGTTGGTCAACATCTCCAAAACCTGAAGCTTTAGACATCACTTGAAACTCTTGTAAAATTCTTTCTTTTTCTTCGAGTTCTTGTTTTAGTCTTTTTTGTTCTTCTCTCATTTCTTTGAATGCTGCAGCATCTTTGTCAGTCTTTGTTGGTTCTGATATTTCCAAAACAGTATCTCCCAGGTCTTCACCCTCCGTTTCTTCTACATCCTCTTCAACATCGTCTTCTTGTTCTACTTCAACATCGTTCTCTAATTTTTTTGCTTCTTCGTCCAACTCGTTCATTAATGCATCGAATTCGTTGTCAAGTTGCTCTAATTTGTTGTCTGGCATTTGAAACCCTCCTTCTACGCACATATTGTAACCCTGCGGTGGGGTGAATTCGGTAAATACAATGATATATTTATGACTCCGTCAAGGTCGGAGTTGCCTATTACACTATATTATACCCTTTTTTTCTCTATATTTTTCACTATTGTGTAAAATTGTGTAATTTTAAGATAAATTGAAAACTTCGTCTCCTGTTGGCTCTGCTGCTTCAGGTGCTTGGAATTGTTCGTCACCCGTTGGCTGCTGCATTTGTTGAGACTGCATTCTCGCTTGTTCTACTTCTTGTTGTTCTCTCATTCTAATACCTTCTTCGATCATTGAGAATAGTTGATCAAGTGCTGGTGTTTCTCTTTTGTTTTCTAAGACTTCAAGTACTGCTGGTATCAGCATTTGTTGATCAATACCATATTGTTCAGCTGCTGCTATAATTTCTGTTAGTACTTGTGCTTTGTTTTGGTTGTCTTTTGTCATTAAGTTCTTGTAACGACCCATCAATTCTTCTCTCTCAGGGACATTGTATTGCTTCATAACATCTAAGACATTTGTGATGATTGGTTCACCTTGGTTGTATTGTCTTTCCATTTGGAATAACTCTAACATTAATTGTTTGTTTTGATCTTTACTGTAAGGTGTCTTAACATCTAAGTTAATTGCGAATGTGTACTGGAAGTTTTTAGGATCTACTTTAGGAACTTCGATTCGGTTAAAATCAAATGATCCGTCTGTTTTCTTTTGACTTCTTGTGAAGATTGTTTCGCCTTCAAATACTTTAGAGATAAACTCTACAACAATATGCGATAAATCTTCTACATATTCTTCTATGTTTGCAAGTACCTTTTGCTCAATGATCTTCGCGCGTTGTACAACTGCATTTGATCCACCTGCTGTGTTACCAGCACTACCGAGTGTTCCCTTGAACTCTTGTGTAATCCCTGCGATCTGGTAGATGGTCTCTACTGTTCGATCTTTGATCTGTAACATTGTTTGGTCTACTGCTTTACCAGAGAAAAGTGGTCGAATCGCATTATCGATCTGTACACCAGATACCGGATATACTGCTGCCGGCATTCCTGCGGATAATGCAACATCGTTAGGATCTAATCCTGAGTCGACATTAACAACTAGTGATGGTGCTGCAAATTGTAACGCTGTGTTGATGATTGCACTTTCTGCTGCGTTGACAGCTTTTTGTTGTGCGAGTAATCTGTCCATCAAAGACATTCCATAAGGTGAACTGTGTTTCTTCAACCATCTGAGTTGTGAAATTGGTAATAATGATGTCTTCATTTTCTTTGTAGGTTCTACAATTTGATCTTCAATCATTACAGTTTTGTATAACTCTTGGTTTTTCTTACCGTTGTTTTTTACCTCATAAATAATGAGTTGTGTTAAGATATCTTCTTGTTCGTTTGTGAAACCACCCTCGATTGAGATTTCTCCACGCTCGTATGGTGTGAACATTGAACTTCTACCTTGCATATCAAAGTCATACTCTGGATACTGGTCCATCACTTTCTGAGGCGATATTCTTCCACGGACAATTACATAATCTGCTTCTTTTAATGACTTCGCATTCGGATCAATCAACACACTTGATGTGTCGAGTGAGTAAGCAGTTAGTTTTCCTTTTCTTTGTCTTCCGCCAGAACCTACACGATCATTTTCAAAGATGATATGTGTGTATGCTTCTCTGACAACTGCCGCTGTTGTTACAGCTGATGTGATATGTTTGTCCATATTCATTTCGTCCCAGAAATTACTGTAAGCTTCGTTTAAGCTTTCAATCGCAACAACATCATCAATCGATAAAGGTTCTAACTCACCTTTGTAATCATTTGCAAGTAAAGATGCTACACGCAAATCAATTGCATCTGAAGCATAGACAGTATTGATGTCCACAACCCAAGGTTTTTCTCCTGTGTAGCTTGATAGGAAGTTTTGTTTACCTTCATAAAAAGCCATATTCTCTTCGTAGTCTGTAAATCGTTGTGTGTCAAAGTCCATCGCCTTACGATACATATAAATGTAATCTTGTGCTGATTTATCTTCTCTTAGAACGACATTTGGTTCTTTCATATTATCCATCTACATTACCTCCGTCATTCTTTATTGCTTGATAGTACGCTTGTGCGGACGGGCTTGAGCCGCGAATGACTACTTGTGATTTTGATTTTTGCATATGTTCTAGTTTATGTATTCTCTCTTCTAGTTCGTTGATTCTTAATAATAGTTCTGCTATTTTAGGTAATTTGTTTTCTTCGCTCATAATTTGATCCCTCCTAGTACAGAAGACCCTCGTCTTACTGGTTTTGGTGTTCGTCCTTCTCCTGCAAATGGTGAAACGGTTGAAACTTTACCGTCACCGAACCAATTTGTTTTGTGATAGATCTCTAATGTCTTGTTAGGATCTTTTGGTAAACGCATTACTAAGTATCTCAACGCGTCCATTAAATGGTTATCTTTATCAATTGGTTTGTCGTTACTATTTAACTTACCTTCTTTGTAAGCATATCTTGTTCCTTCGTTTTTAAACTCCATCAGATTGTTAAATACTTTTAACTTCTCTTGATAGAAGTAATCTCGCACACGCTCGATACCAGAAAGAATGTTATTGTCTGCTGGTTCTAGGAAAATATCATAAGTGCGTTTAAAGTAGTCTGCATAACTTACACCATCTCGATCACTTCTTTTCTTAACAGACGGGTCTGCTTGTATCGGATAGGCAAGTGAGATATCTCTTAGTTTATTCTTTAACATCTCTGCGTGATACCCTACTGGCTGTTCTGGTATTTTGTATTCGTCATAAATATAGATCTTACCGTCGATTGGTGAGATTGCTGCAAATACCATTGCTGTTGGATCGTTGTATCCCGGGTCGAACCCAATCACACGCTTCCAATCTCTTGGAATTGGGAAAGGTTCGATCATATGTCTGACAAGTTCTGGATATACCGCACCTTCTTTCACATCTAAGTGACAGTCAATATACTTACGAATCCACGCTGGTGTCTTACCAGCTGTCACACGGTCAATGAAGTCCGGTGGTAAGTTATTATTGTCTCTAGTACTGGATATGAATGTATGATAGTGCTTTTCTCCTTTACCTTCGATAAGATTTGCGTACATATCCGTATCGATTGACTTGGATCCTATGATTTTGCTGGATATGAGTAGGAAATTATCCCGAATCCATCCGTACTCGGCATTTGTTGAAACAATGCCAAGAAAATTGTAATCTGTAATCTTACCATCCTTATCATAGACTGCCGCTGCTCTATTACGCAGACGGGTTGTCAGCTGATCAAAGATTTCATACTCTACCCCCGATGCCTCTTCAATATAAAAGGCTGTTAGGTTGAGTGATCGTAGTTTTTGTTGGTCATTTGAGGCATAAATCACGATTTCGTGCCCATTTTTTAGTAAAAAGTACGGATTTGGACTCTTTACATACTTCTGAATGTACCAAGGTGGTATAAATTTAAGTAATTCCGGTACCACGGCGTCTTTTACCTGTGATAAAATTGGCGCTGTGATTAATGATCTGCCATCTTTTACAGATAATGCGTGTTTTGCAATCTCTGCAGACGCTGCAGTGGTCTTACCACTACCAAATCCACCGATTGCCATTCTAAATTGTGCTGGACTTTCGTGAAATGCTTGTTGATGTTGTAGTGGGATATAGTCAATGAGTGTTGCGGAGCAGCGTTGGCATCTACCAAAGAAGACATTGTGTCCAACTTTGATATCCCCAGTATGACAAACAGGGCAGGTATAAAACCTATTGCCCTCGTGGTCTCTGTGACGGGGTTTGATAACCATCTTAGCCCTCCCAAGATGCTTTTTGTGGCATCAACATCACAACTATATTTGAATTATCCTCTACAATCTCGTTTTTTGACAAATGTTCAGCCACTTTGACCGCTTCAGAAGCTTTCATTGGGTTGACCATTGACATATTTGCCGCTTTTTTCGCTTTTTCGTTCAAAAATCCTTGAATATATTCCTTAACTGGCTTATGTTGTAGAAATTTTTGCCATAAACTGGCACTTTCTGTCAATTCACGGTACTTGATAAACAATTCCATTGAGGTTAAGTCGATATTTTCGAACAAATCCTCTTCAAACTTGACAGCCATTGCTGAAAATATAGGTCTGTTGTCTTTACTGATGATCTTGTCTTCAGCGATAATCGTAATTAAATTTTGATCCAAGCTCATCACCTCTTATACTGTAAAGTCTACATACTCCGTTGTAATCGATAAGATCTTGCCATCAGATATCTTGACTGTGAAGATCATTCCTGCAACATCTGATTGTAAATTGTTATCTGCCATAAACCCTGTTTGGTGCTGGAAGCTCGGTACGAGATATGCGTACACATCCTTATACTTCATTCCAACTGATTTATGATAATGTCCAGCAAGCATAATACTTGCACGACGGTTTGGATTGTTATCCACTAAGTTCTGCAACTTCAGTGATAGCGTGCGTGCACTGCCGTCAACTGGATGAATCATTCCGACATCTACCCCTGGGGCAATGTCAAGTCTTGCAAAGTTGTGACCAAGATAGCTCATATCATCCCTGTTCCGTTCGATCTCAATACCAATGTCTGCGAACCCATTACGCTGATGTGTATAATCGTGGTTCCCTGTAATAAAGTAAGTATGAATCGACGGCACATAAGGATAGTTATCAATAATATGTCCCAGTTGTTCTGAGAAGCCGATCGCGTGTAAGTCACGGATCGATGTCATACGGTTTGTATAGAACCCATCACTGATGTCTCCGATGTGGAGAATCGTGTCGATATCTTGGTCTGCACAATAGTCATAGAACTGATGCAATTCGTTGAGTGCCTCAAACTTAGACCCCATATGTGTATCTGAGACCACACCAAATCTGACGGTCTGTCCGTCATATAGGTCTGATAGGTCAATCTCATCGTATCTGGATTTCGCGGACTTGTTAATGTTCTGTGCAAACATCTCGCCGTTCTCTTCCCAGATCGTAATACCTGTGTATCCGTGAAGCTGCAACTCCACGAGCTGCGATAGAATCTCTTCTTTCGTTTGTTTCAATGTAAATATTAAATACTCAATACTGCGTTTCTTCTTCAATAACTGCACCAGTTGATCTGGTAGTTGTAATGCATTTTGTCTTCTAAGGTCTCTCAAAATCGTCCCTCTCCTTCTTTGTTTATCAAAGGTCTTATTTGTCTTCTGTCTCCAATACCCGCGCCAACCTTCCGATGACTTCGTGTATCCTAGCTTCTCCATCTCCTCTGTTACTTTCTTCCAACTTGTCGTATCGCCGTTATGATGGCGTCCAATCACCTCGGATAATACTTTAAACATTTCTGACATTCTCGTTGTCTCCTTCCAATTTGGGCAGTGGGGGTAAAACCCCCGACCTGCGTTGTATATTGCTAGGGGCTATTGTTTACTGAGGCCGCCCTACCTCTACAATATATTATACCGCTTTTGTACTGTTATTTTTCACTGAATCTTGTTTTCTCCCAGAAAATTTCTTTCCGTATGAGAAATTGTCCTTTGCTATATACTTATATAGCGTTTCCCGTGTTTTGCTACCCTTTTATGTGCATATTACACACTATACTATAGCATTTATTTCACTATATTTATTTAATACTACTTAACTTTATATATAACTATATAAATATATAGAAATTACATATAATAGGATAGCATATTTGAGTTTTGCTATATAAATTATTAGAGTTGGTATGATCTATACGCAGAAAGTTTTTTCATATAGAGAGAGGGTGTCTGTTTACTAATATATATAAAACCGCGCGAACCCCCCGACCATATTCCGGACTTTTCAAACCCACCCCCACCACTTTGACCCGTCGCAATCCAGGCGCAACCTGCAGGATGAATGTTTCAAGTGTTTATAATGTAAGCGTTTTCATAAACTTTTTTATGTTTTTCTATTGCTTTATTGGTTTTTATTTGCTATAATAATGGTATCAAATTATAGGAGGTTTGTTAATGAAAACAAACAAAACAACGAGTTTCACCGGGATGCACCAGGTAACACATAGAAGTGATATAAATTGCGGTGGTTATGCACTCAGGACTATGGACTGGTTACTGCCTCAGGATTATGGATATGATGATGAAGACCTGGATGATATGATAGACTTTCACGAAGACCTTTTTAATCTCAAATGTGTTGGCGTCTTCACTGGACCGGAAGCGTTCGATTATTATAAAAACAACTTAGACACTTATGTATTATATCGCATCTCATATGATAATGATGACTTCCACTGGATAACGGTAACTAAACGCTTAGAATTCTACAACAAGTCAGGGATGACCTCAGCATATAAAGGTAAAGTGTTAAATGATAAACGCGTCAATCCATTCGGTGATAGTTGGTTTCCAAACACTATGAATTATGATAGTCCTATCCTAATGTTTAAGTGGACCGGACCTGCAGGCCTCAAGTGAGGCCTCAGGCTTCACACTTGACAAGCAATATAAAATATGTTATAATATAAGTATAATAAAAAAAAGGAGAAAGAAAATGAATAGATTTGAAAATGTAGAAAGATTGTTAAAATTGATTGAGAAGGATTATAAAGCATTCGTGCTTGCAGCGATTAT